CCAGAATCAAAGCCTCGAACATCAAGTTCACCATTCTCTCAACCGACTACTCTTTCGATGCTGACTCGATTGAACTGGCTCTAACTGACGCTCCTGGCGCACAGCAGACCTTCTCAGAAGTCCAGCCATTGCAGGAGTGGAAACTAAACATCAACGGTATTGCTTCGGGAGACGCTGCAAGCCTTTACCAGTTGCTGTTCGCTAACTACGGCACTCAGGTAGCGTTCAAACTTGCTCCTAACGGCAACACGACCGCAACCGCTTCGCAGCCAATCTGGGAAGGCACTGTGTTGTTCGACACCTTGCCACCGCTTTCGTTGGTCTCGGGTGAGATCATGCAGTTCACCACTGAACTAACTGTGGTCAACTCGGTTCACACTCCAGCTGCAACTCCACCGGTTTACTTCGGCCTTACCAAGAAAACCAGCTAGTAAATGCCAACCATCGGTCAAACCGGTGGTGTCGTTCGCGTCACAGGGCTTCGAGAAACTATCAAGCAACTCGAAGCTCTGGGCGCGAGCAAGCAAGAGATTGTCGACGCTAACTTTCAAGCAGCAGAAACCTTGCGCAAGGCGGCACTACCTTACGTTCCCTTATACCAAGGCAACCGTGGTGCTAATGGCGTGCTTTACCAATACAAAACACCTGGCTCTTTGCGCAGCTCGTTGAGATCATCAAAAGCCAAGGGTTACGCTCAGGTGCTTATGGGTAACTCTCGCGTTGTTTATGCCAACCCGATTCACTGGGGTTGGTTCTATGACAAAGAGTGGTTCATTCAAAAGAACATCAAACCAAACTTGTTCTTGTATCGTGCTCTTAGTCAGCAACTAAACAAGATTGTGGCAGACTATAACCGCGACATGCAAAACCTTATCGACAAATACGGACTCGGAGCCAAGTAATGGAAATCAACTTTGACACAATGACGCTCAATGAGATTGAGCAGATTGAACTATTGACGGGTAGAAGCATCGACTCGATCATGGATGACGGCGCACCGCGTGGCCGTGTTTTCAAAGCCATAATCTTTATTTTCAAAAAACGTACTGACCCTAACTTCACGTTTGAGCAGGCTGGTGAGTTCTCGATGGAACAAGCCACTGCACTATTCAGCGGTGATGACGACCCAAAAGAAAACTAAGAGAGGAGCAAGCCGAACGCATGGCTAACTTCTGCCTGGCAACCAACATGACGCCGGCAGAGTACAGGTCACTTAGTGGTATCGAATACGCAGCATTCGTCAAACTGCTCAACCGCTCGGCTAAATAAAAATGGCTAACCTATCCTTCAGGTTCCTCGCAAACGACAAAGGCCTTAGAGAAGGCATCAAACGTTCGCAGAAGTCTCTCTCTGGCTTCGAGAAAACCACCAAAAAAGTCTCTGGCGGTATTACCAAAGCCCTTGGCAGTTTCGGTATTGCCCTAGGTGCTAGCGCGCTGATCAGTGGACTTACTAACGCCACTAAAGCAGCTGCAGAGGATTTGAAGCAGCAGAGGCTCTTGGCAGGCCAGTTGGTAAGAACCACAAAGGCTTCAGATGCTCAAGTCAAGGGAGCGGAACGCTTTGTCCAGACTCTCTCGGAGCAGACCGGTATCCTCGACGATGACTTACGCCCGGCACTAGCCAACGCCGTCAGAGGCTCAGGAAGCCTCGCACGCGGTCAAAAGTTACTCCAAATAGCCTTAGACGGCTCTGTGGCTTCAGGCAAGCCCCTAGACACCGTTCTGAACGCTCTAATCAAAGCCAACAACGGCAATACGCAAAGCCTGTACCGCTTGGCACCTGAGCTTCGCAAAACTAAAGGCGGCATCGACGATTACGCCGAGTCCGTCAAGGGAGCAGCAGTTGCCGGTGCAGACCCGTTTGCCAAGTTCAATGTTGCTGTCGAGAACCTGGCAGAGGAGTTCGGCACTCAGTTGCTTCCGTATGTTGAGCAGTTTGTGACGTTCTTGACCGAGACGGCCATTCCAGCAATCAGTCAGTTCATCGAGGATGCCAGCAATCCAAATACGGACACAGGCAAAGCCTTCAAGGCAATCAGGGAAGCAGTTGTCGGTAAAGACGGCAAGAGCGGTGTTTATGGTTCAATCCTGCTAGTGATTGACGCTATCGGGCAGTTGTTCGGCTCGCTTTCGTCAAACGGCAACGCCCTCGACGGTCTGGTAAAGGCTTTTGAGATTCTAGCCGTATCACTCGACGTTATCTTGTTCAACATTGCCAGCATTATCAACCAGCCACTGTCTGGCTTTGCTGATCGTGTAAAGAAGCAGATTTATGGTGCAGCTGCAATCAAGGCGATTCTTGAGCGTGAGTCGCTATTCGGCACGTCATACAACGGGGTTGCCGGTGCTGGTCAAACGGGCTTGTCTCCTAGAATCACTGAGGGAATCACAACCTCGAACAACTACACCATCAACATCAACAAAGCCAACATGACTCCGCAAGAGATTATTGCTGCAATCAAGAAATACGAGCGCGAAACAGGCAATCGGTAATGGCTAACGACGTTTTTGACATCAGCACCGACATTCAGGTGCTTGTCTATACTTACGACCCGAACGTTATGGTCTGGTCATCCTCGCGATGGGATCAAGACAACTGGGCATCAGGCTCCGAAACTATGTCCTGGCAACAGGTGACCGGTGACGTTGTAAACATACAAACCAACAACGGTTTCGATGTTTTGAGCGGTTACGCTCGACCAATAACTCCGACGGCCACAATCGTGATGCAGGGAGCCGATTATGACCCTGCCATGAACTCACTCATGCGCCCTGGCACACCAATCGCTATTCGTGTCCGCCCTAACCCTGACACCGCTTCAACTGTTTGGAAAACCCTTTGGCAGGGCAGAATCGCAGACTGTGACGTTAGTTACTCAATTGACTGGCTAAACACAATCACGTTCCAGTGTGACCACCCTATTCGTGACGTGCTGAACTACACCTCGGTTACAGGCATCTCGGTGCCTAATCCGTGTTACTCGACAGACTTTTGGACTGTAATGAACGCTGCTACAGGCGTAAACATCATCCAGTCGGGTGCGCCCGGACTTGTGGGTTATGACGTTCAAGGATTCACGACTTCGGGCAATGTCGACTACGGCACGCTAGTCAACAACCTGAGCGACACTAACCTCGGTGCGCTGGTCTATCAACCGAACCTGAGCGACACCGATTTGTATTACTACACCTGGTACGAGCTCGTAAATCGCACAGTATCCCCCGACGTTGTATTTCAGGCCGCTGCTAGTGCCACCGCGAACCGGGCAGACTTCAGCGACATTGTTATGGGCTTTGACTCACTGCAATATGTCAACACGCTCAATTACACAACCGCCGGCGGTGTCGATGACTACTCACAAAACGATGACTCAATCGCCATCATTGGAGATCTACGAGGAACCGTTTACACGAGACACTATTACGCAGCCGATGCCGACGCAGCTGCAAACATCGTCACCTCGACCATTCCGACACAACTTGTGCGCCAAATAACTGCACCAGTCATTTTGCGCGCTGGTCAAGTAAATGAATACCTGCTGCGTGACCCGCTCGACACTGCTCGAGTGACCGTGGCAAACAGTAAAGTAGAAATCGACGATGTGTTCTTTATTCGCGGAGCCAACCACTTTATTACTGTTGACTCTTGGGATGTAACCTTCGACCTATGGAAAGGGCGTTAAATGCCATTCAAAACATTCACCGCTGGCACACTAGCTACGGCTAGCGACGTCAACACCTTCTTGATGAACCAGTCGATTCCGACGTTCGCAAGCACCGCGGCTCGTAACGCTGCAATCACTAGCCCGGTCGAGGGACAGTTTGCTTACATCAACCTAAACGACATCACAACCTATTACGACGGCACAGCCTGGCGAAACTTTTTGTTCCCGTCAACTTGGATTGCCTACACGCCAACCTTGGCTAACGTGACTCTCGGTTCTGGTGGCACTTCAGCGTTCTTTTACCAAGTGGTCGGCAAGCAAGTCAACGTGCGTG